CCGGGACGGCGGGGTCCACTTCACCCGCGCGGCCTTGCTCGTCACTCCGCGGAAACGGGGCACCGGCCGCGCCAGCGTTCCCCACTCGCACACAATCAGCGGCGAACCCAGGCGGACCTCGACGGTCATTCCCCACACCTGGATCGAATCGTTCGGGAGCGTCTTCGGTTCCGGCATTACGGAGTCCTCAGAATGGCGCTCAACTCGTTCCCGGCGGGGAACTCGATGATGAAGCGCCCGGCATTCGGGATGCGGTCAATCTGAAAATCCAGGACGAAGACCGAGGGCCAGCCCGATTTCGAAGCGTTGTAGAGCAGTCCTCCGCGCGCGGAGAACGTGGCCGGATTCCACTCGACGTTTTCAAAGTCGACGATCACCGTGCCGGTCGCGGTCACGCGCGGAGCGTACGCGAGCGTCTGCTTGCCCCCGGCCGTGTAGCCGCCGAGCGCGGGCAGCTCGCCGTCGGTCGTATAGCCGATGGTCGCATTCGGCGACAGGTTGGCCACCGTCGAATAGAGCGCCATTTTAAAGACGTCCACACGGAAGTCGTGGAGGCCCTCATAGAGCTCGCGCTTGAAGCTCCACGTGAGGAAACTGCCGACCCAGCTCACTTAACCTTTACCTCCGCTTCCGTTTCCACCCACAGGCGTGCGCCGCAGGCAAGCGGCTTCTCGGGCGAATACACCACCTTCGAAGGGCCCAGGATCTCCACTTCAAAACCGTAGCGATTTGTTTTACCCGACTTGACCGTGATCACCGGGTTGCGCGCGCCGCTCTTCGTGTTCGCGTGCAGCACGTGCTGGTTGACATGGATGCGCGTGATCACACCGGCACCCTCCGGTCGGGCTCCTCGTGGCTGTCTTTGCGGGCGCGGCCGTCGCCGAGCTGCTTGAACAGACCCACCGCCTCCTGGAATTTTTTGTCGTAGAACACGAGCAGGTCCATCTCGCCTTTCATAAACGTGTACGCCTCGACCAGGCCCGCGTAGAGCAGCAGCGATTCGCAGCGATCGCCCAGGTAGCTGCGCCCCGTGGGCGAATCGCAGATCGATTCGGCGTAAGCGAAATAGTGCAGCAGCGAGTCGTAGGCGAGATCGGGCGTCGGGCCCACCAGCAGCGTCTTGTCGTCGAGCTTGGCGTAATAGCGCGGACGGCCGCGCGAGCTCAGGACGGGATAGCAGGCGTAGATGAACTCCGGCTCCTTGTTCTGCAGGTCGTAGCTCTCGCCCGCCGGGTCGATCACGACGAACATGTCGGGCGACAGATAGTCGGTAGGCGGCACCACCAGCGGCTCGCCCGCCGTAAGCGGGCCGCTCTTCCACTTGCGGAAAGGAGGCAGGCGCACGATGTGGGCGATGCGGCTCTCGGCCTGGCGGATGAAGGTGTCGATCCGCTCGGCGAACGTGGCTTCGAAGTTCTCGCAATAATCCTGGATCGCCGCCCGCAGCTCGGTATAGGTCATCGCCATTCTCGTTCAATGAACCAGAACCATCAACAGTGCTTATACGCATTCCCGCGCGTGGCCTTGCCCGCGCCTCGCGCCTGTCCCACGATGCCGCCCTTGCGATAGGTGACCGCTGGCACGGCGGCCACAGGAGAGACCGGACTCACTGCGCCAATGCTTCCGAGCGTCCCCGGCTTCTTCTTCCGGCGCAGGCGATTCAGCCAGGCACTGCCGATGCCGGGAAGAATGCCGCCGCCGAACGGGCCGCCGAGACCGCCGAGGCCACCGGCCAGCAGTTCCTTCCACAGAGGGACTTCCTCTTCTTCGGCCGCGGTCGTGGGCGCTGTGGTCACCGACGTGACCCCGCCGGTCTGATAACGCCTCCGGCGGTTCATAGGTGAAACCTGTTTCCGCGAGTGGCCTTACCCATGCCGCGGGCTTTCATCCCGCCCTCACCGCCTTTGCCGGGGTGAACCGTGGCCAGCGGGAACGGCTTCGAGTTTTTCCCCGGCCCGGCATGCGTGCGCGGATAACCCTTGCGCTCTTTGGCCAGCCCGCCCATCGCCATCTTTTTCGCGGGCGGTTTGTCTTGGCAGGCGCAGTGGTGCTCCTCTTCCGCCTTGACCGGACCCATCAGCCCGCCCTGGGCCGCATACATCGTCGTGCCCGCGCCCGGGCCCTTCCTCTTGTTGCGCAGATACGTGCCGAGCGCGCCGCCCAGCGCGCCGCCCGCCATCGCGTAAGGCGAACCCGGGTTCTGCTGGATGCCGCGCCCGATATTGCGGAGGTAACCCTCCCGCGGCGGACCCTGCATCTGTGCTTGCTGCATGGCGATGATCGCCGGATCGGGCGCGCCCGGAGGGATCGAACCGCCGATGTCGGGAGCCATGCCCGGATCCATCGCTGGCATTGGCAGAGGTGGCATTGTGGCGTTAGGCGGGGCCATGGGTGCCGGGTACGGGTCCACGCCCAGTCCCGCACCCGGAGGCAGCTGCGGGGCAAACGGTCCGCCTGGCGGCGGCCCCAGGGGATTGCTGAAATCCGGCATGGGCAGCATCCCCGGTCTCTTTCGCATGTTAGGGTTCATCGACTTTCTCCTTCGGGCCATACGAGTTCTCCTGCCAGCATCTGGATGTCGAATCCATCCACCGGCTTCCAGTGCAATGTGCGCCGCGAGGGCTCCAGCGATAAGTCCGGCTGCGGCTTGCGCAGCGCGATCGCGTCCTCTACCGGCTTGGCGAGCCGCACATCTTTATCCACGCAATCAGGGCACACACGCAGACCAGTGGCACGGCCATAGCGATACTGAATTCGCAGCTCCCGGTACCGGCACCGGAAACCGCACACCGCGCACATCGCCCAAGCAAACTTGCCACTGGCATAGCACGCCATCCTTTAACACCCGCACCGGCTCAGATCGGGCACGACCCGGTAATTGGCCCGGTCCCGGTCCTCTTCGCTCGCCAACTGGAACTCGGCCTCGTACACGTCCCTGAGAGCCGGGGCCCGCTGCATGGCGGAAGCTTCCTTCGCCTTCATACTTAGGTGAAACGCCAGCCCGGCGATCATGGCGGGAACGAAGCGCAGGGGCAGGTCGAGCGTGCCCTCTCCCCCGCGCGGAACGGGAAGCATGTGGCGCAGACGCCAGACCTGGGCGGTCCAGGCACTGTCGCGGTCGGACACCGGCCACAAACACAGGTAGGCTCGCCCGGTGAGCCTGCGCACGTAGAATACGGAAGGCTTGCCCGGGCCGGTGCGGTTCACGAGATCGTGATAGTCGCCCATCCCGTAGCGGGACAAAGGCTGGCTGCCGGTGCCGTCGGCGTTCTCGATCGAAACATCGAGAGCGTCGACCGTATCCTGCGGCAGCGGATACTCGATCACGTTGGCGAGGAGCGGGACGGGGATCCTGTCCACCGTCCACAGGTTGAGGCCGCGGTTGGCCCAGTCCAGCTGCAGCAGTTGGAGCGAGCGCCGGGCCGACTGGAGCGCGTAGCCGGAGCGGAACTCGATGCCCGCCCGCTCGGCCGCTTCCTGGCAGATCTCAACTACGTCGAAGGAGGGAACCAGCCCGTCCGGCACCGGCAAGGGACCCATGGGGTCACCGCTTTCGCGCGCGCCGCGCTTCGCTCAGAGCGATCGCGACGGCCTGTTTGCGGTCGGTGACCTTGGGCCCGCTCTTCGAGCCGGAATGGAGAGCCCCCTGCTTGAACTCGTCCATGACCTTCTTCACTTTTGCCTGGCCCCGGTTGCGCTGTTTCATGCGTTCAAAGCCGCTATGTAAGTGACGACGACGAAGAGCGGCAAGGCTCCCGTCGTCACCTCGACGTACAGGTACCCCTTCGGCGCGTATTTCTCCACCGAAACCGGCGCACCGGCAGTGACGGCTGCGCCGAAGATCTGCGTACCGTGCAGCGTAGTGCCGATGTTGACGGTGGCTGCAATCAGCGCCCCGGTGCCGTCGGCCACACGAAGCTGCGTGATGTGAGCGCCTTCCGGAGTGTGCATCCGCTGAGCGGCGTTGTACGCCGTCAACCGTACCTTCTGACTGAGCGACGGGGACGCCCAGATATCGAGACCGCGATCGCCGATCTCAAGACCCGACAGGTGTGTCTTTCCCATTTACGGTGCCCCCGGCGAGCCTACGATCGCAAGCGGATCCGACCAACCGAACGAGTAGCGCTCGCGAGCTTTGTAACGCATGTTTCCGGTGTCGAAGTCACCTTCCGACGAAGTCTTGAGGGCCACGCGCTGAAAGTACTTCAGGCCGTTCGGGATGTCGGTCAGGACGAACCAGGCGTCGGGATCGAGCAGGTAGTGGTTGACGATCCAGCCCTGCGGGACGACACCATTGGTCGAGAGCACGTTGATGTCGTTGTCGGCCGTGCCCGGACGGTATTCGCTTTCAAGCAGGCGGGCGGCCGCGAAGGCGTTGGCCGAATGGATGACCAGCTTCTTGGGCCGGGCCGCGATCAGCAGGCCGCGGTCGTCCTTCCACTGGCTGATCTGAATGGTGGCGGCTTCAAGCGTATCTTCCGCCAGATCGCCGTCGACCAGGTTGTCGTTGACGCCGCCCCCGTTGAGCGGGTGCGTGTCCGAGATCAGCGGCACGCCGTCGCCGCCGGGGAAGGCGGGATCGAAGGCGCGGTTCAGCACCGCGGCCGCCTTCACCTGTTTCGTGTGCGCCATCGAGCGCGCGAGCGCTTTGGTGTAACGAGCGCCGAGGGCATCGTACAGGTTGTCCTCGATCGCCTCTTCGGTGATCGCGAAGCCGAGCGCGATCGTCTCGTGCGTGTAGCGCGAGGTGTAGCTCTCTCCCGCTTCGTCGAACTGAATGGCTTCGTTCTCCGGCTTGACCTGGGCCGCGCCGAAGCCGGTGAGCTTCACTTCTTCTTCGAAGGCTTTCTCGGAGGTCTCGGTTTCGAAGATCTCCTTGTGCTCTTCTTCGTAGCGCTTGTATTCCAGGCCGAAGAGGGCGTTCAGGCCGCAAACCAGCTCTTTCTGTAGTTGTGCTCTGGTAATCGCCATGATCGCTCCTAAGCCATGAATCCGTTCTCGTACACATGAACGCCGCCGTTCCATTGCACGAGCACATCGGGATAATCGTCGCCCAGGTCGAGGACCCGGATAATTTTCAGAGCAGGCGTGGCGGTCACTCCGGGGACGGCCAGGTAGGCACCTGAAAGCCCCGTCTTGGCATTCCCGGACGCCCAATTCACGAGAGCGGCCGTCTTGCCCACGTCTCCGTTGCCCAGGCGCGTCACGGGCGGACCCACCACGCTCGGCTGGCCCTGGATGCGGAACACATATTTGGGGTCGTCGTTGACGCACACCTGGACTTTCCAGGCTGTGGGCGAACCGCCCGTGATGGTCAGGGCGGGAAGCATCTGCGACCAGTGAACGCCGTTGGCGTCTTCCCAATAAGCCCAATTAAGGACACCCACAGGGGAGTCGGCGGAGGCGGTCGTGGTTGGGGAAGCGGCCAATGCTTTCACCCCTCCCGCCACCAGGGCCACCGGGGAGTGCCAATAGATAGGCGCAGTCACGTTGACTGTCACCGGAAACATGGTCCCGGCGCTCGGGAACCGCTGCGAACCCACCGTGCGGGTCGGCATCAGTCCGTAGGGACTCAAAACAGTTGCCATCGAAAATCCTTTCCCGGAGGAGGACTACTCCTCCGTGACATCCGGCCGCTTGCCAACCTTCACTGTGCTCTTGCGCTCTTTGAACATAGGCATGCGGCGGCGGTCTTCCAGCTTGAACATGGAGTTGTCGAGCGACTGAATCTGCTGACTCTGCTGCTCGGCGTAATATCGTTTGCGCTGTTTCATGGCCTCGGCCGAATTGGCCATAAGCACCACCGAGCCGATCTCGATACAGCCCGGGAAGCGGGTCTCGGCCTGGGGCGGCATCTGCTGCATCAGCTCCGGGTATTCGCCCGCCTGGACAGGCGTCCAGCCTTCGCGGAAGCGCTTGCTCAGGTTGCCGGGGTCGAGCTGGCCGCGCGTCTGCGTGCGGACCCAGCGGTAGACCAGGCCGCCGTTGGGCTTGGGGACCGGAGGCAGGGCCGAAGGCGGTTTCCAGCCCGCGCGCGCCTGCTTGTCGCGCTGGTTCAGCTCGCGGCTGGCGTGGATCGCCTCGTCGCGCGGGCTCGCATCTTCAACTTCAAATCGGGGTTGCTTTGCGTCCATCTAGGCTCCGCCTGTCTTCAACCACTCGCGCGCATACTGCTCTTCGGTAAGCCCGAGCCTGCGCGCCATGGTGACTTGCGATTGGTTGAGGCGTACCTTGACAGGTCCGCCGGAGGTGCGTGAGCCGCTGGTGACGGTCACCGGCCTGGGCGCTGCCGCGCCCGGTCGAGCCGACGGCGCGCGAGCGCCGTTTTGCGCCTGTCCGCCGTCAGGCTGGGTACTTCTGCGGCCGTTCCCGGATTCGGCTACGTACAGCTCCGGGAACTTCTCAGACATTGCGCGATCGACCTGCGACCAGTAATCGTCGTAGGTTTCGCCTGCAGGTACTATACCCTGACTGACCAGGTCCGCGTGCAGATAAAAGGCGTAGCTGTTCAGCGGCTCGTAGCCGGGGCGCTGCCACCACTGGTTGCGGCGGACGAAATCGGCATAGCGCGGATCGACCGGGGCCTCCTGCTGGGGGCGCTCCTGCGGCTGCGGAGGCGGCGCGGACCTCTGGGCCTCGGGCGGTGCCTGCTCGGGGATGCGGGCTTTGTAGGCCGACACCCGCTCGTTCTCGGCCACAGCCCGGGCCAACTCCTCGTGCGCCTTGACGAGCTGGTCGGGGTCGTCGGCAGTCAGCGCGCGCCGGTAGTTCTCGCGCGCCGCGGCCACCTGGGCGTCGGTGCGGCCCTTGGCCTGGTCGATGAGGACGCGCTCGCCGGTCGTCAGCTGGCCGCGCAGCGATTCGTTCTCGCTGCGCACCCGCTTGATGTACTCGATCGCCTCGTCGCGCTCGCGCTCGGCCGCGTTCTTCTGCCTCTGGGCTTCGCGGAAGGAATACTTGAGCGACTTGATGCGCTTGCGCGCGTCCTCGGGGAGCTCGCCCTCCTCCACCTCCGCATGGTGC